TTCAGCATTCAGTTTAAGAACATCGGAAACACGCAGGAAGACCCGACGATTTGGCTGAAAATTAACAACGTCGATCTCGCAAACTCTGCGACTCAATACACTGTTCCTGCCAGAAAAAGCGCTGGCATTTTCGGATATGGCGTGGCTTCTCTGACTTTCCTGCTGGACTTGAACGCGAACGATTACGTTGAGATCTATTGGGTTCCGACATCGACCAACCTGAGTATTGAACATCTGCCTGCTAATGTTTCTCCGGCCTACCCGGCGATTCCCTCGATCATCGCCACCATGATTCAGGTGGCATGATGCCTGCCAAGTCGAAAGCTCAGTTCCGGTTTATGAAGGCGGCGGAAAATGATCCGCGGTTCGCCAAGAAGGTCGGCATCAAGCCCTCCGTGGCGAAGGAATACACCGAGAGCAACGTGGGCAAAAAGTCCTACGGGAAGCTGCCTGACAAGAAAGCGAAGGGTGGGAACGTCTCGTTGGCTATCGGGCGGGGCGAGAAACTGCCCGCGGAGCGTGGCGCTGGTCTGACTCAAAAAGGCAGGGAAAAATACAACCGTGAAACGGGGTCGAATCTGAAGGCTCCGCAACCGCAGGGCGGCCCTCGGCGCGATTCCTTCTGCGCTAGAATGGGGCCAGTTGCTCGTAAGAGCGAGAGAGGCAGCAGGGCGCGGGCCTCAATGAAGCGGTGGAATTGCCCCGGCTGGTGAAAGGATGGTAGATGGCAACTTCAGGAACGGTTGGGACAACGGTAATCAATGTCCAGAAACTGATTGATCACGGCGCTAGGCGCTGCGGCAAGCTGGCCGAAGAGCTAACGTCAGAGCAGCAGTTATCGGCTCGAGAGAGCCTGTATTTCCTGCTCTCCCGGCTGATCAACATCGGCATCCAGTATTGGGCCATCAACAAGACGGTCATCGGCCTTCAGGCTAACAAGTACATCTACGACCTGCCGCTTGGCTCTGTTGATGTCCTGAATGCGCTGTATCGCAAGCTAAACCGTCCGACGCCGAACTCTCTGGGCGGGTATACGACTTCTGCCGGCGGCGTCATTGCGAATGCCTTCGACAACGACGTAGATACCATCTGCACGCAAACGTCCCCGAATGGCAACATCGCCATTGACTATGGGACTGACAACCCTGTCTATGCGGGGTCGATTGGTATCCTTCCGGGAACCAGCGGCACGTTCAACGTAATCCTTGAATACTCAGCCGATGGCATTTCTTGGTCTACGCTCTACAATCCCGGCGAGACGGTCTGGGTGAATAACGAATGGCTCTGGTATGACATCGATCCGGGCCAGAACGTCCAGTATTACCGCATGAGGGAAACGGGCGGCGCTACGCTGTCCGTGAGGGAGTTCTTTGTCGGGAATAACTCGACAGAGATCACGATGGCAAGGCTGAATCGTGATGACTATACGAACCTGCCGAACAAGAACTTCACGGCGAATCAGCCCTTCCAGTTCTGGGTGAATCGTGCGATCCCGAGGCCGCAGCTTTACCTGTGGCCTGTTCCGTCTGATCCGTTCGTCCAGATGACCGTCTGGTATTCGCGCCAGATTCAGGATGTCGGGGCTTTGCAGGACGAGCTGGAGATCCCGCAGCGGTGGTATGAGGCGACCGTCTTCATGCTGGCGCACAGGATGTCGCTGGAGCTTCCCGCGGTAGCGCCTGATCGGATCGCGTATCTTGAGAAGATGGCCGACAAGTTCCTGTTTGAAGCCGAGCAGGAGGAGCGAGACAAGTCTCCGATCTACTTCGCCCCGAACATCGGCGTATACACCCGATAATGGCAATATTCCTCGACACCAGAGGCTATTCGACGATTGCAATCGCCGTCTGCGACCGCTGCAAGATGAAGCGACCGCAGGCGGAACTTCGTGCAGACCCGAACTTTCCGGGTCTTCAGGTGTGCGGGCAGAACTGCGCTGATGAAAAAGACCCGTATCGGCTGCCGGCAAGGAAGACCGAGCGGATCACGCTGCGTTTTCCGAGGCCTGACGTATCTGTTGCAGTAAATCCGAACGATCTGACAACTACCGGATATGGCGGGTATGTCATTTCGACCGAGCAAAATGGCGAAAATCCAGAGAACAACGGCAATCTGGATGGTATTGAGGTCACCCCGTAATGCCAAACGTAAAGATCACCGACCTACCGGCAGCCCAACCCCTTACCGGGACTGAAATTGTCCCGATGGTGCAGGGCGGTATCACCGTCCGGGCGACCACCGCAGCGATTGCGGCCTCTCCGTCGCTGACCCAGACCTTCCTGACGCTCAATCAGGAGCCTACCCTGCCCAATTCGAGGGCTTTGACGGTAGGTTCTGGACTCGGATTGACCGATGCGGGCGCTCTCAGCACCCTCCAGATCACGTTAAACGGGGCTTCTGGCTCTTTGGAGGTGGCTGGCAATGGTCTGGTAGCCAAAACGTCGCTCGGAACCGTTACAGCGCGTTCTATTCAGTCCTCTGGGGCGGGTATTTCCGTCACCAATGGCAACGGGGTGTCAGGAAATCCTACAGTTTCGCTATCTGGACTGGCGCAATCCCTTGCCAACTACAGCGGGACTGGATTTCTGGTCGCGCAGGGCGGCGGAAACGTCGGTGGGGCTATTGTAAGCGGCACCACGAACCAGATTGACGTTGCGGACAGCAGCGGGGTGCTTGGCGGCCCGATTATTTCGATCTCGAGCAATCCAATCCTGCCCGGAACCGGCTCCTTTACGGTTCCGAAAGGAACGACCGCACAAAGGCCAGTTGGTGTTAACGGGATGATCCGTTACAACAGCGATGATCAGGTCTTTGAGCTATATACATTAGGATCTTGGGTAAATATTGCGACGGGCGGTATTACTCTAATCAATACCGGAACCGGATTGACTGGCGGCCCGATCACCGTTACCGGCACGATCAGCGTTGATTCGACCGTAGTCAGATTGAACGCCGTTCAGACCCTGACGGATAAAACGATCTCGGGGATAAACAATACTTTAAGCAACATCGATAATTCTTCCCTGACCAACTCATCGGTCACGTTCAACGGCGTAACAGTTAGTCTCGGCAACTCCGGCACAATTCCGATCATTACGAGCGATCCTGTCGTTTTCAATAACGGTGGGATAGGTGATGCGTCTGGCGCAACATTTGACGGTTCTGCGACCGTTACTGTCAGCTACAACACGATTGGCGCGTCTCCTGTTGCTGGTTCTTCCAGCATTACTACTGTTGGCACTGTTACCAGTGGAACGTGGAATGCCACCCCGATTGATAATGGATACCTTGCCAATTCATCGGTAACGATTGGCACGACCAGCCTCTCGCTTGGCGGGACGGCAACGACTCTCGGCGGGCTGACTTCCGTTGCGGTCACGCAAGATCCGGCCTCTGCTCTACAGCTTGCCACGAAGCAATACGTTGATGCGGTGGCTGAAGGACTGCACGTTCACGCATCCTGCGCTGCGGCAACGACCGGCACTCTTGCCTCGATCACTGGTGGGTCTGTCACCTACAACAACGGAACCGCTGGCGTAGGGGCTACCCTGACGCTTGGCGTTGCTCTGACTACTCTTGACGGCTATACCCTTCAGAACGGTAACCGGATTCTCGTCAAGGACGAGGCGACCCAAGCAAACAACGGCATCTACACTTGGGCGACAGGCGGCACTGTCCTGACCAGAGCAACGGACTTTGACACCCCCGCAGAGATTGCTTCAGGCGATTTCACGTTCATATCGAACGGCACGCTTTACGGAGATACGGGTTGGGTTCAGACCAATGACGTTCTGATCGTTGGAACTGATCCGGTCGTATGGTCGCAGTTTTCTGGCGCAGGCACCTATACCGCCGGAACCGGCCTGACGCTGACTGGATCGCAGTTCTCTTTGACTGTCCCGGTAACGGCAGCGCTTGGTGGAACCGGCATCACTTCATACGCTACCGGTGACCTGCTGTATGCGTCTGCATCAACAACGATTTCCAAGCTGGCAATCGGTACTTCCACCAATATTCTGACTTCGTCCGGAACTGCACCGCAGTGGACTGCCTCTTCCAGCGTTTCCGTAGGCTCTGCTACGGATGCCACCAACACGGCGATCACTGACGATACCAGCACGAACGCGACTGTTTATCCGACTTGGGTCACCGCAAATACCGGAAATCTTCCGCAAAAGGTAACATCGACCAAGCTGTTTTTTAATCCATCGACTGGAGCGCTGACTTCCACAGGCGGTATCTCCGGAGGGACTTTCTGAGGAAATATCATGGCTCAATCCGGCTACACTCCAATCATCACTTACCACAGCACGACCGCATCAGCGGTTCCTGCTGCGATTGATCTGGCCAATGGCGAACTGGCCCTCAACATCAATACGGCTGACGGTAAACTCTACTACAAGGACAGCGCTGGTAACGTGCAGCTTTTGGCTGCAAAGTCTGCTGCAACTGCGACTGTCTCCTCTGTTTCTCAGACTTTCACTGGCGGCCTGATCTCGGTTAGCGGATCTCCGGTAACGACCAGCGGCACGCTTGCCCTGACTGTAGCCGGGACTTCCGGTGGCATTCCTTACTTCTCCAGTTCTTCGACTTGGGCGACTTCAGCAGCCCTTGCGTCCAATGCGATTGTGGTCGGCGGTGGCGCTGGTGTAGCCCCCTCGACGATAACGACCGGGAACGGAGTTGTTACCGCCCTCGGCGTGAATACCGGCACTGCT